ATGGTGAACGCGCATTGTGCGCCTGATACTAATTTGGACGCTGCCCAAATACAACTCATGCTGAAAAGACACAAATGCTCTCAGACCTACCATGACGCAATCAAGCAACCCTACGAAAAAGCAGCACAAGATGGTTTTCTCGAAATGGTGAAAGGCACGGCTAACACCTCCCCGCGACCCATCCCTGATAAACTGCGCCCCATCCGCCTCGCTGACTCAGATCCCCCAATGCCCTTACAAGCCGCCCCACTCTCCCGCCGCTTCTCCGTCGCCCCCATGATGGATTGGAACACCTAAGTCTAAAGGCCTCATAAAACGGGCATTGCAGCTCCTGCTTCATCTATCTGTACCACTTTCGTACCAGCACTACTGCCACGCACTGACACCCTCCCCCTTCTTCGCTGGCTTTCGCAATTCCGAGAGCTGCCATTGCTATGCTTGATTTCTTTCAAAAGGAGTCGCAAACCATGGCAAGTGAGTACTCACTGACGGACGTGCTGGAACGGCTTTATCAGAATCAACTGGCCCTGGAAGCGGCTGTGATGGAGCTGACTCTTCGGCTGAGCAGCAAAACGCTTTAGAGGTGGGTGAGAATGTTCGGAAGGCACTTCACACGATTGGTGAAAACGCAGGCCATATCAAACAAGGCCTGGCCCGATAGAAAGGGTAGGATCCTACCTAAATGGAAGTTATCGACCAAAAACGCACAATCATATTGGTTAAGGGGCAGCACAATCACGGGTAATGGAATGAACCAAGACGACCAAAACCTCACTGGCGGTGGGAGTCGGAAAAAAGACAGGGTCATCTTTTCAGCCCGATAGCCTACTCCCACCGTTCAACTGATCAGCTAAGAACGGCTTTCACAGATACGAAGATAGGAATTACCGTAGCGGTAGCAGGCTGATTGGAGGAGTACTGCATGCGGGAATTTCCGGCGAAACTCGTACTGAGTTCTCGGAAGGAAATGCTGTGCGAAGGGACCGAGTAACGAGGACCAAAGACTTTCGAGTACTGGTCTACAACATCAGGAGTGCCATGCTTGCAATCATCCATATGACTGACGCCCTGCCTGTCGACAACATGAACTAGCCCACTCGGCTTAAGGTAGAGAGTGCCTAGCTCACCGCACCGAGCATGCAGCTTTTCCCGATACAGCCGCCCTTCCCCACCCTTGAACTCATCGAACGCGACATTGAGATTTGAAGCAACCCGTGCAGGCTCAGCACCGATCAGCCAGCACACAATGGCGTCGAATTGAATGGTTGCAAGTAGCTGATCGATACTCTTATCAAATATGTCCGCGTTGATAATGGCGCTTCCAGTTGGCAGAGCACCGTGTAACTCGCTGGCCGCTACATAGTCGACTGGGACCCCTGCATTCTTCAGGGTGTCTAAGGCCATTTGAGCCAGTTCGGCATTAGGCTCGATCACGATGAGTCGTCGGCCTTGTCTAGCCAACTCCAATGTACCGTTACCCGAACCGCACCCAATTTCCAGCACGATATCAGCATTTCCAAGCTGTCCCGCCATCCATTTGTAATCACCATGGCTTTCGAAACCAGCAGAGTTTACCTGCCATTCCTTTGCGTACTGCTCAGAGCTCATTGGAACGCCAAACTTCGATTTTGCAGTCATGTGTCGTACTCCTCCTTTGTGAATGCCATAAGACTCCCGGTCGATATTTCAGGCAACCTGATTGGATGATACTACCAAGCCATCACTCATGGCGAAGACCTTGACATGCGACTGAGTCATATTTGATTTTCTAGACGCCTCTGAGTCACCGCTTTGGGCTAATTTATGTCGCAAATGACCGACAGCTATGGACTGATTGGTAGCAGTCAGGAGCAGAATCAATAGCCTTATCGGTGATGGATTGGAACGCTTAAATCTTGAGGCCTCATAACACGAGCCCTGTAGAGCTATCTTGATCCTTCCGTACCACTTTCGTCCCCCCCTTAACTGGGCCCCATCCTTTTCGCGTTAGCTACGGCAATTCCAATCAGTCCCACTGCTATGATTGATTTCTATCGAGGTGAAACGACATAGAAAGGAGCGACAATGGCTGTTATTCAGGAGCATGGTTATTTTTGGTGGAGCACGGAGAAGGTTCCAGATGAACATTTTGCGCCGGAGAAAGCTGTTCCCGGCTATTTAGAAATTTCCGATAACGGAACTGTAACGCTCGAGCTTCATGGCTTTTTAAGCGAGGACGCCCACCCGTTCGCAACTTTGTTTGCACCTTCCCCGCTAGATGGAAAAGCCATACAGGGAATCTTAAAGGCGAGCAATAACAATGTACTGTTATTAGACCTTGAAAGTGATGGTGGACGAGCATCTGCCGGTGGCATTTCACATCAAAATTTCAGGGCTTGGAGAGCACTGGTAGGAAGAAACCGAATCGAATACAAACAAAATCTGTGCGCCAGTGGTTTTTCTGTTGATTTAAAAGGTTTTGAAGACTGGCTAGATCTTGGCAATATTAGCTCAACACGAACCAACCGTAGCATCACAGCAAAAGCCAAACTACTTAAGACACATTCTTACACCTTAAAAAGTTCCAAGGTGAAACTTAAATTTCTTTTTAAAGGCAACACGTTCAGTTCTAAACGATTGCGAACAGTCACGATAGAAGAGCATGCAGAGCTAGAGTACTCATTTAATAAAGATGTCAGCATAGACGACTTACAGGAAAAGGTTTCACTAGTATCAGATCTGCTTACTCTACTCTCGGGTAGCAGCAGGTCTCTCGAATGGCCATGGATACATTTAGGGCGAGGTAAATCCCAGAGCAGATACCAGTACTTCTTTGGATCCTCTAGAAACTCATCTCCCCCTCCGAAATTTTTCGATTGCTGGGTTGTTTTTCCGCAGATATCAGAAAATTTTGGTTCTTTACTACAGTCTTGGGATGATGCGCAAAGCAAGCTAGGCTCTGGACTCCAACTTTTCATAGGAACCCTTAAAAGTAGCTCCTTGCATCTAGAGCATAAATTTGCAAACTTTATCTGGGGCTTAGAGGTGCTTCATCGGTTAAAAAACCCAGATGCTGTACAGTCTCTTAAGTTCAAAGAAAAAATAGATAGAATTATAGATAACATTAATTTAAAAAAAGATCGTGTCTGGCTGAAGGAAAGATTACAAAACGCGCATGAGCCTTCACTAAAACAAAGACTAATAGAAATAATAAACTCTCTTGAAATCAACTTTGAAACAAAATCCCTTGATACTTTTTGTAAAGTTTGTGCAGACCTTCGCAATGACCTATCTCACTTTGGTGGACAAAGAACGTTCTCCACCTACGACGATATGATTCAAGCCCTGCTTGAAAAATCAGGTGCACTGGAGTTCTTGTATCATGCAGTCGTCCTTAAGGAAATAGGAGTCGAAATAGATAAAATAAAAAACTTTATCTTTAGCGGTCGTCACTCCTATAGATACTCACAAATTTATACACGAGCAGGGCTTGTTGTCGAAAAGAAAAACCAGCAAAAATAGCGCGTAGAAAACTACAAACCCTCAATACAGCTTAACAAAAAAAGTTACACAAGATTTCCGAGTTTTTTTAACTTTAGTGACTGCAATTAAAAAAATGCAGCTATGCTGCATTCTTTTCAAACCAGGAGACGGCCATGGCAAGCGAATACTCGTTGGCGGATGTGATTGAACGAATCTACGAAAACCAGTTGGCGCTGGAAGCGGCAGTGATGGAACTCGCGCTGTGGGTTGAAAAGCAAGACAACGCAGATGTGGGCGAAAATGTAAGGGGTGCACTTTTCACAATCGGCGAAAACGCAGGGCACATCAAACAAGGCCTCGCTAGAATAAAAGGACGGCACCCTCTTTAGCCCGTAGATCCCAATATAGAAGCGATATCATTAATAGCCGATTTACATTAAACCAAAACATCGAGGCGTTTAGGGACGCTCACTATTGGGTTGACATATCGCGCATCATCATTTCAGCCATGCGCACACAGTAGATTGTTGCAAGATCGACTTGTGTCAGTCCTGACAATACATTTATATCCGGAGCTCCTTTCATAAACTCCAACAGCTTGCCTTTGGGAGTGTCTTTAGCGCTCTCCCAAAGAAAGTTAAAACAGTCCAGTGCAGTTTCCAAAGGCTTACGTCCAGCGTTGCGATCGACCACTCCGAAGAAGGTAGATGGATGCTGTATAAACGCTTTAAGTTCAGTGTCTGTAAGAGGTATAAGACAGGTGAAGTTCTCCCCGCTATTATCGCGAAAGACGCAAAAGGCTTGCTTCTGCTCTGGAACCACGACCCCACTAACCAAGACAGCCTCTACATCTGCACCCTCTGGGCCAGGCAACATGAAGACTGATCCGATCTGAAGCCGGTTTGTTGGCGGGTCGCATAAATAAGCATTTGCCTCACCACTAAAGGAAACAGGAACACTGCTATGGTTCACCATGGACTCAATCAATTCAAAGAGTTCAAAATGGCGACGCCGTGTTTGCACCTCTTCAGTTAAAGTCTTGAAGCCTGGTTGCATATCATCAATTCTAAAGCCCCAAAGCAGAAGGCTGAAGGGCAGGTCAGACGCATCAAGGTAATGTTCTTCAGGCGCGAGTGTAGCTATCACGTACGCCGAGGGCAAAGTCTGTGTTCCTGGATCGTCGGCGTATCGCTTCAACATTCGTTTTGCTAATGCAAGAGGTAACGGGACCTTTTCGTCCCGATGAAACTCTAGCCTAGGATCGTTCGTATCGATAAATACAATCCTAGGGTGCTCTGCACGCTTGGCCAATGCGCTGTGCAAAAGTTTGTTGATATTGAGTTTAGCGCCCTCACGCCGCTTGGCCTCTACTGAGAATTTTCTACCTGTAACAATGTGAGTCGCGACAAACTCGACATGCGTGCTAAGGCGGCTTGTTTCATCCTCTAACTCAAGGGTGAAACCGGCCCGCAACAATGAGGCTGCAACTCTCACCTCGTACATAGCACCGCTAAATCCGCGAGGGCTCTTTATCCTTTCAATAAGTAACGACCCAACCTCTACCGCATGCTGCAAAGCGTATAAGTCATAAGCGAAGCGCATGTAAGACGACAATGCCCCTGTTGACGGTAGCTCCTTGCAATGAGCACCGAGCTTAGCTGCTTGTTCACACGCATGAAGAAACCAAGACACAATACGGTGCTGAACCGCCTTCGGCTTGCGCAACTCGTCCTGCCACCAGTCATCGCAAAGCACAATTCGAGGGTAGTCTCGTAAAAAGTCGTGAAACGTATTCCAACTTTTGGATGTGTGAAGTGTCCGGTTTACCGCGACAACGCGCTGCGCATCTACCTGAGTAAATATTATGGGCCTGCCCAGCCCTTGTTGTTCTCTACGTTGAAACTCACGTGCTTCGAGCGCCATACGAGATTGGGTCAACTCGGCGTTCCATTGATCTATCGACCCATGACACCTTTTAAACTTTTTGCCGCTCTGGCAGGGGCACAGCGCATTTCTCCCGACTTTTCCGCTCATGCAATCATCCTTACTGAACATCTGCAAGCGGGCTAAACGGCCAGCCCCTTTATCGATCTTGAGATTTCATGTTGACCCATGGGAAAGAGGTTAGGAAGGTAAGTTTTTTGCTAACGGCCATGAAAGCCTTGTCGTTCGCGGCTTTCTGGTCGTGGCCATAGGTTAGCTTTAGGGTTATGAAAGGTAATTTCCTAACCTCTGTAACTGTTAAAAGAGCATTAAATAAAATCCTTATAAATCAACATTTTAAAATTTACTAACCTCAAACCTAACCATAACTAACCCTCCAAAGTTAGGCCTCACCACCAGTAAATACGCGGCCTTCAGAACACCTCCCTCCCCTTTTTTAAAAACTAACCCTTTTCCCGAGCCACCTCTCGGAATAGCACCAGACTGCGCTCCAGTCGCCACCTCTAATAGGGCTTACCCTCGCAGGGATTCGCAGGCTTTTTTCCTCCCAGTGACACCAAAGCCAGCCCAGCCAGCCCCGCGCCGCAGCACCTGCAGGAGTGCAGAAAAAACGACCCATTTAGCCCGCAGGCGAGGTGTGGGGACGACGGCGCGCGCCAGGTGATGAAGCACGTCACAGCCCCACATGTAGCACGGCAACTCCCCGAATTGCGCGACGTGTTACGCCACTGGCCCAACCTCCTACAGCTCGTCGCCCAAAGTCCCACAATCTACCAACCTAGATTACTGTATGCACGTACAGCATTCGGAGCTACACCCCGTGAACATCGACGAAGAAACCTGCGGGTGGCTAGGCATCCCCACGCCTCTCCAAATGCACAAACAGCACGCCCGCCTACTGGAGAATGAGATCCAGGAACTGAACCTGCAGCTGCGCAAAGCGAGGGAGGACATTCATGGCTTGGTGCAAATGCTGGCTGAGGCCGAGGCAGTCAAGACGCAGTTCCGGGGATACCTCGCCGAGAGAAGCACTGAAGCCGCCGCCATGCGCAAACAGATCAACGACCTGACGACCTCATCAAGAGCTGACAAGAAACGAGCGGATCAGCTGAAAGAGCTGCTCGATGGCCTCGTCACTCGACAAAAAACCATCGTCTAAGCTCAGGTGTCAGATTGAGGGCCCAACCATGTGCGGACGACTTTCCCAGTACAGCGGCATCCACGACTTCGTTGCGGCGCTGAGCATGCCCAATGCACTGGCGAACTCGGTCGGTGAATTGCCACTCGAGCGTTACAACGTCGCCCCGACAACCCAAGTCGCCCTGTTCCACCTGCGGGCCGACCTGCTGCACGCCGACCTGGTGCGCTGGGGATGGCGGCCGCACTGGGCCAAAGATCGCGCGGCGCCAATCAATGCATGCGTGGAGAAAGTGGCCCACGGTCCGTTCTTCCGCGCGATCTGGCCGCACCGGGCAATCACGCCCGTCGACAACTGGTTTGAGTGGGTCGACGAAGGCGGTCCGAAGAAGCAGCCCTACCTGATCCGCCGGCGGGATGGCGCGCCAGCACTGTGCGCAGCCATTGGTCAACTACCCGACAGCGATGAAGGCCCGGGCGAGCATGACGGCTTCGTGATCATCACCGCGGACAGCGCAGGCGGCATGGTGGACATCCACGACCGGCGGCCAGTGGTCCTGACGCCGGACCTGGCCCGGGAATGGTTGGACCCGGCCACGCCCAAGGAGCGCGCCGAGCAGATGGTGTTGCACCAGGGCGAACCGGCCGAGGCCTTTGAATGGTTCAAGGTCAGCGCCGCCGTGGGCAACGTGAGAAACAAGGAAGCAAGTTTGATTCGGCCAGTGCCCTAGAACAGCCCCCCCAATGCCGCCGGCTCCCAGTTCATGATGACCAACTCTCCGCTGACTTCAGCCTTACCCTGTCGCTGATTCGTCGTGCTGTATCGAATGTCCACGGTTTCAAAGTGAAACCCCTCAAACACCCGTCGAATATCAGGGTGGTCGTTGATACTCACCATCACCTTGCCCTTGCAACGCCGCATAAACTCGGCCATCCGCTCGTAGTTTTCAAAGGCGAAGTCCACGCCATAGCCGACGGTCTGCCAGTAAGGCGGGTCCATGTAATGGAAGGTGTGCGGCCGGTCGTAGCGCTCAGCACATTCAAGCCAGCCCAGGTTCTCGACATAGGTGCCAGACAACCGCTGCCAGGCAGCAGACAGGTTCTCCTCTATCCGCAACAGGTTGATGGCAGGTCCGGTGGTGGCGGTACCGAAGGTCTGCCCGCTGACCTTGCCTGCGAAGGCATGATGCTGCAGATAGAAAAACCGCGCGGCCCGCTGGATGTCGGTGAGCGTTTCCGGTCGGGTCATCTTCTGCCATTCGAACACCTGGCGAGAGCTGAGCGCCCACTTAAACTGGCGCACGAACTCTTCCAGGTGGTTCTGCACCACGCGGTACAACGTCACCAGATCGCCGTTGATGTCGTTGAGGACTTCAACTGGCGCGGCCTGGGGCCTCATGAAGTAGAGCGCGGCGCCGCCGGCAAAGACTTCGACGTAACATTCATGCGGCGGAAACAGCGGAATAAGACGATCTGCCAGGCGACGCTTGCCGCCCATCCACGGGATTATTGGTGTGCTCATAAGTGATCCTTGTTTCGACAATTGGATTCGCTTAGGCTTCGCACCCCCTGCGCAGTGGGGCGAGGCCTTGGTTGGAGCACTCGGCTGGTTCGAGTGTTTCAGCGTCGAACCGGTGTTGACGCACCGGTTCGTCGCCTCGTTTTTTCTGCGCAGGGGGGTTTTAGGCCCCCACGGGAATGTCATAGGGTTTGAAACGCACGACCTCTTCCCCGAGCCAGTCATTCACCTGCGCCATCCGCGCCTGAATCGGCTCCAGCTCATTGGCCGCATAGATCTGCGCCGCCTCCCTAATCGATCCAAACCCACCCGCGTTCTGCGGCACGATGCCCATCAACTGCGGCGGAATGCGCAAGCTGGCCAGCACGTCGTCGCGGGTCTGGTTTTTGATCGAGTTGAATTCGTCCTTGGCCGTCACTTCACTGACCGGAATGATCTGCAGGCCGTCCTTTTTGCCATTCGGTGAGTACACGAACAGGTTGCGGAAGTTGCCAGGCCCCTTGGAGTCCTTGAGCGCCTTGCGAAGAGAATCGACGTCCGCTTCGTTTTGCGCGGCGTCGGTCATGTAGAGGATGAAACCGGCGTGACTCCCGTTCTCGTAGTACTTGCGGCGGAACAGAGTGGCCGATTCATTCAGCAACGCCGACTGCAAGGCGCTGATCCACTCGGGCAGGCCATAGACCTCCTGATGCAAATCCGCTTCCCGCAGATGAAAAACGGTGCCAGGTTCAAATTCGTGCTCTTCTTTCCAGCCCTGGACCATGAACTGCCGACCGTCCTTGCCTGAGCGCATGTACTTCGCCAGCGGCGGTACCAGCTCTCGCACCGGGCCGAGCATTGAGCGCCGGCCTTCCAGATAGCCGTTACCCAAACATAGGAAGTCCAGGGAGAACTGTTCAAACGCCGCCCGCGATAGCAGCCGGTGCGGAATGAAGGTTTTGCTCAGCAGGTTGCGTTTGAACATCAACCCCGAGTGAAGGTGCACGCTGGAACCCACCGACCGCGCCAAGCCGTCCAGTGATAGCGGAGGCTCGTACCAACGCCCGTTAAACCAGCACTCCAGGTAATCGAACACCTCCCGGCCGCTCAGCACCGGTGACGGATCGCCGAAACTGAACGCCTCCATCTTGGTGTCACTGCGCGGGATAAACTCCTGCGTTGCTACGACAGGTGCCTGGGCCAACTGTTTGGTATTTCTGCGGCGGTTCGACATCAAAAAATCTCCATCCGCCCGGTGTTGGCAGTGGTCTGCCCCTCCAGCGGTTCGTTATGCAATGCGTGAAAGAGCGCCCACGCCAGGTCGGCGTGGCCGGTGTTGTCGTTGCGGCCGGCGGTGTAGGTGAATTGGCGACCGCCTGCGGTGATGGTCTTGCGGATCGCCATCAGCGACTGCGCCATGTCGGTCCAGCCGGCGTCGAACTCCAGCCGGCCCCGGTGGATCACGTCGTAGGCCTTCAGCACCAGGCGCGTCTTGACCTCGGGCGAATAGCTGAACGTGGTGACGTTGGGGAAGAATTGGCGCACCAGCTGCGCCACGCCGCTGCCCAGGCCAGTGACATCGATCCCTATGTACGTCACCCAGTAGCGATCGCAGACGGCTTTGATGACGCTGGCCTGCGCCGCAAAGTCCATGCCTCGGAACTGGTGCCGCTCCAACACCCGGAACTTGCCACCAGGAACCAGCGGCGGCGCTACCACCACCAGACCGGAGCAATCACCGGTTTCTGCCGGGTCATACCCTATCCACACCTGACGGTCACCAAACGGCCGCATGGCAAACGGCTTGTAGTCCTCCGCCCACTCGACCCAGCTGTCGACCATGCAAGGCTGCAACACCGTCAGCGGGAAGATGCTCGCGCCGTCGTCGACAAATTCGCACATCAGCAGGTTGGCGAAAGCCTCAGGGCTGTACTCCCGCCGCAGTTCCTCAATGTCGAACAGGTCGCAACCGCCCTGCTCCGCGTCGAGGATGGTGACAATCTGGCGCCACAGCCGGTCCTCGCAGAAACGCCCCTCTTGGAGCATTCCGTGGGATACGTCGACTTTTGTGTGCTGCGCAGCCGGTTTGCCCTTGTTGAAACGCTCCCCAGTCCAAAACGTGTAAGCCTCGTGGGCCATAGTCGATGGCGTCGAGAAGTAGGTTTTTCGCCACTTCTTGTGCATCGCCATGCCCGACGCGACCTTGTTCAACTCCTCAAACTTGAACGTCCAGAAGAATTCGTCGAAGTAGAAATTGCCGTGGTAGCCCTGGGCGGTACGTGCGTTGGTACCGAGGAAAAACAACTCCGCACCATTCGGCAAAACGATGGGATCACCGGTCAACTCGACGCCAATGACCTCGCGTGCAAATGCCTGGATGTACCCGCGAAACAGGTAGGCCTGGTTCTTCGACGCCGACAGGAAGATCTGATTCCGCCCGGTCTCCAGCGCATCAATGAACGCCTCGCGTGCAAAATAGTAAGTGGCGCCGATCTGTCGGCTCTTGAGGATGACGCGGGTGCGCTGATTACCCGCGCGGTACCAATCTTTCTGGTAGTCGAAGCACCCGTCGATAAACGCTTCGCGCAACAGTTCGATCTGGTCTTCGCTGATGTCGTTTTTCGGCGTTTTCTTCTTCGGCCCTTCATTGCGCTTGGCGAGGTTGGGGTTGAGTTCGGTTTCGGTACCGCCGCCTTGAAAACGCTGGATTCTGGCCTGGCGCTCCAACTGCCGGTGCAGCAGGTCGATCTCTTTGAAATCGCCGCCGCCCTTGCCTTCCTTGAGGATCAGTTGCACCAGCCGCGCTTCCAACGCCCCGCCGATCCGCTCGACGTTATCCGCCCGGTCCCACTCGTCGCGGGCCTTCCAGCTGTGTAGCGTTTTCTCCTTTTCGCCCGTAGCCTCGGCAATCTCACAGATACGCCAACCCATCCAATACAGGAACTTGGATTGGCGTCGGGGATCGATTGGGAGCAGTTCAGTCGTAGTCATGGCCGCGATGCTGCCGCCCACGCCTGCGAGTCAGTAGTGCGGCCCCTTGTAGTCCCGCTCTCTACAATCCCGTCCCGTTGCCGCAACTCGCGCGCGTCACGACCATGCCCCTCATTGCAACGCACTTAGCGCCCAACGCATTGAGGATTCCCGGCATGAAGAAATTTCGCAGCAATTGGTTCCGCGTCGCCGTCGAGGGCGCTACCTCTGACAAGCGCACCATCAAACGCAGCTGGCTG